ATTTTTTCTTTCGTAAGATTTATCTGATAGTCAATATCCTTAAGTTCATCTTTGAGCTTTGAAAGATGCTCCTTTAGAATCGCATTCATTTTTGAAAAGATCTGAATATCAAGAAGGTCCTCAATNACCTCTCGTCGCTGACCTGTAGGAAGCTGCATAAAGGGAATGAACGACGATGAGCCGAGCACGACGATTTGATGAAAAGACCTATGATTCAGTTTCAGGATAGACTGCTCAAGATACTTTTGATAATCTCTTGAGTTTGCAGCCTGATTGATCATCTTGCCATTTTGCCAGATTTCAAATTTATTTGGACGAATGCCTCGGATTACTTTAAAGGAGTGAGCGCCTACGCGGAATTCAATTTCAATCTCTGCTGCTTTTTCATTGATCGAATTGACCAGCTGATCCTTTTTGATATTGCGATGAGCCTTACCAAATAGACCAAAGGACAAAGCATCAAGCATCGTCGATTTACCAGCACCGTTATCGCCTACAATCAGTGTAGACCGATGGCGATTGAGGATCACTTCTGTCCAATTATTACCAGTCGAAAGAAAGTTTTTCCAGCGAACCGCTTGGAATTCAATGCTCATACAATTTCCTCNTTCATCGCCTCAACATAGATTGCNCGCATAAGCTCTTTTAGCCGATCCTTTTCAAGATCAGTCTCTGCATTATCGACGTATGAATCAAGAAGTTCAGTCGTATCCTCAACCGAGACCTCGTCATCTACATCTACATTTTCACCCATAAACTCACCGAAGTTTTCGGCTATTTTAAGATCATGATGTTCGATCTGTTGTATTCTATCAATAAATCGGTCAAAAGTAAATGGGTCAGTCTTGTTGACAACAACCACCTTGACAAATTTATTCTGTAGCTGCGACGTATCGTAGTCCCGGAAGTAGTCCGCACCGTCTGAGTCATCATAATAGACCTTCTCAAACATCGTGATCGGACAACGGACCGCTTCAATCTCACGTGTCTCTGTATCAATCACATGAAAGTACTTAGGATCACCAGCATCGGCCCAAGTGAATTCCATTTGTGAGCCGAGGTATCGAATATTAGACTGCTGAGACCGAGTATGGTAATGACCCGAAAGAACAGTTTCAAATCGGCTAAAATGATCGGCGGACATTCCATGAGTAGATTTCATCCCTCGCATCATTTCAAAACCCGTCAGCTCAAGATGACCGGCAATCCATTGGGCGTCACATTTCTTGATGAACCGCATTGTCGAATCATAATTCTCTGGATTAATCCAAGGGATCAGGCCGATCTTGAGCCCAGAATAATCCATGACCGTGGGCTCTGTGACAATATTAATAGTCGACGTAAAATAGCCAAGCAGTTCTTTCAGTGAGTTCAGCTCATTAGTGGACTTATAGTAGACATCATGGTTGCCAAGAATAATGTCCATCGTGATGCCCTGATCGCGAAGCCTTTCAAGGAACATCTTTCTTGACGCATGCTGAACCTTGAAATTAATATACTTACGATGGTCATACATGTCTCCCGCATGAAGGATCTGAGTGATAGAATGTTTTTTCAAATACGGAAAAAATGTTTCTTCAAAAAACCGACGATGATAGTCAATAAAGATATCAGATGAATTGCGGATACCAAAGTGAGTATCGTTAATGACTGCAATCTTAGCCATAGTTAACGTTGCCCCATGAATAATTCTACACCTTTGGATGGTTTTTGTTTTTTCCCTTCTTCCTTTTCTATTTGCTTATATTCTTTAAATAGCTCATCCTTATTATGAACCTTATCAATTCGATCACGAAGTTCATCTACAAATGCTCGATTAATAGAGTCAACATTCATATCATCAGACTGCTCTATAAGCGCTTCTATTCCCACTGAGTCAATATATTTGATGCGAATATCTTGTTGTTGTTTTTCCTTCGCAAGTCTTCTTAAGAATGCATACCAAGAAATTTGCGTAAAATAAGCAAATGCATTGGGATTACCCGTCCGTGTTGCAGCATCAATATTATAATTCATAATTGCCTTCAGACAGTTTTCGACCGCATCCATGACCATCTCTTCTCGATAGGTGTATCGAATAAAATTTGGTTTATGCGATAATCCTTCTGCAATTTTAAGAAAACACTGAGCGATATAGTCAGGAACGATAGGGATTTCATCTCCTGCAGCCTGAGCCTCATTCACCTTTTCGACATACTCGACGACAGCACGAGAAAATTCTTTATTGTTAACATAATGTTGAGGTTTTCTTTTCATAGGTAAAGTTACTCCAAATTTAATTGTCTATTATANCATAGTTTTAAATCAAAGTAAATAGTTATGTACAGGGGTTGACACAGTATAAAAAATGTGATATAATAAATTTGTTGTCAGGGAAAGGTATATACAGGATTAGTGTAAAATGGTATCCGGTGTAATCTCAAAGTCATATTCATAATCAGTATCTAAATCAGATGATGTATTCATACATGCTTTAATGTACTGTTCTTTAATGTCATCTACGCATTCAACATGAGATACAATATGAAAGGGATTGATGAAACAAGTGTCCGTCTTAGCCAAAGGTTGCCAGTCATAGAATACAAATGTTGTGCCGGATTCGTGTGAAGACATTTTAATCAACATTGGTTTCTGCACCATCATAAGGTCAGATTCGGTATCCTGATCATGTATGATAGCAATAAGTTGTTCTCCAGATACTAATTTAATATGTCTAATGTTAACGTCTTGTAGTTCATTCATTTTAATGGTATCTCATATATGTTAAAGTTAAATTTCTCTTGTGAATATATTTTTATTCTTTCTCCTGAATGTTGTAGCGTATAGTTCTTATATTTACCATGGTGTAAATCATCTGCTATGTCGAATAGTACCGTATCAGATCCATCATCGGACAACCTAAGTCCTCTGCCTATGGACTGTAACACTCGGATTTGAGACTTAGATGGAGAAGCAAATATAATATTATGTATATTACGTATATTGATTCCCGTAGAAAATGTGCCTATTGATGCTACAATGATTGCATCTTTTTCTTTCTCTGTAATTTTTCTTACTTGTTCTCTTGCATCAACACTGGTTTCGCCCGAAACATAAAAGACATGACGATCATCTTTTGCCTTACTACGAATTAAATCATGAAGAGGTTTGCCGTGCTTCTCAACAAATTGAAATAACACAAGTGTATTGCCCTTTTGATCAAGTGCAAGGTTACGAATGAATTTATTTCGATTTTCGTTTGTGACAATATAATCAAGTTCTTCATGATATTTTAGTTTTTTTAACGCCTTGCAAATGTCATCAGGATACTTGAGCAGGAGGACATTAATTTTTAATTTTGCAAGGGAACCAGAATCCATAAGATGTTTAGTTGTGGTGACTCTTTTTATAGGACCAAACAATCCCTGTAACACTAGTTCATGTGTAAGTGCTCCGTCTAGGGTACCTGTGGTACCGAATCTATATTCTGCCTCAGTGCATTTGGTCAGAATTGATGTCAAGGATTTAGCTTTAAAGTTGTGAGCCTCATCTCCTATCACGCATCCGAACGATGAGAACCAATCTTGATTTAACTTGTATATACTCTGCCAAGTCGAAATGACGATACGAGCGCCTGCTATCTTTTCTTTGCCACCATAAATCTTGTGAATTGATTGCTCTGCGTCAAACGTAGAGTCGTTGAATGCGTAATCTGCAAAGTCTGATGCAAGTTGTTCGACAAGAGAAGTTGTGGGAACAATGATTAGAATTTTCCCGTTTCTATTCTTCAAATAATGTCGACAAATTAAGTATATAATAAGTGATTTGCCTGAAGCGGTTGGCGATAACAGTAACGACTGTTTATTTTCTAATCCGTGTTGGGTTGCTTCGAGTTGGTACTCCTTCGGTTCAATAGACTTACCCGATGCGGTAATCGGTAAACTCTTGACATAAGATAAATCGACCGATTCAAAAGATTTTGGGTTACCATACGCAGGATTCCACACCTCTTGTATTTCATAGTTACGTCCTTCGGCATTAGCAAATGCGTAAATGTAGTCATATAAACCTGAGTATATTTTGTTCGTACGATTACAAAGAAGTCTAATCTTGCCATCCCATATACGATTTTTATATGCAGGCATATGCTGATATCCGGGTACATAAAATGTGAAAAATTCCGAGAGTTCTCTCAAAATTCCTCGATCTTCGCATCTTACTTGCAGATATGCGTGATTTACTTTTTCAAGTTGAATATCAGCTGGCATTTAGATTCCGGATGTAAATTTATTCCATTCTATAATATTTTTGATATTGTTAGGACGAAAACGAATGTTGCCTATGATCTCTTCAAGCGTCGAAACCAGTTCTTTCAGATAATCAATCTTCATCTTTGCGGTCTGAATATCAGCGTCTGAATTATAAAAGTAGTCCATATCACCCTTCAGTACCTTGAGTCCATTCAGAGGATCATAATCCCAACCGCGTTTGTCAATCTCACCCTTGGTCATTTTACCGTTGTACCACATCCACTTGTCCTTCAGTAGCGTGTGATACTCTGCTTCTTTTCGTTTTAACTGAAGTCGTGATACCGACAACATTT